ATATCAGCTAAATGGCTTCTAAATCGTGCTGGCTCGTGTGTGTACTTTCCTGTTAACTCTAAGCCTCTTTTCCTGTAGTCTGCAGTTTCTAACAAAGTGAGCTTATTAATAGTATTTTCTCTGTTCATTGTTGTAGGCTTTTAGTTTGTTCACTTGTTAACTCGAACTTCTCTATAAGTTCCTCCTTCGTGTAAGTACCCTCAGCAATAGCTCTAACCGCCTTGTTGAACTGAGCAGAAGTTAAACTAGCTTTCTTAACTACTTTCTTTTCCTGTTCGCCCGCTGCGTCATTATCGACGTCCGTCACAAGTCCAAGAGCAGAACTTATAGCGTAGCGACGAAAATAAGAACAACCAGCACCGAAGCTCTGAAAGTCGTTCATACCTTTTAATTGTACGTAAGGCATAGCAACCTCGCTAGATACTTTCTCCCCGCTGTCAATATGAAAGATAATTGTTTCAATATAATTAACGCCTTCTTTAGTTCCTAAGTGCTGCATGAAGCCTAAGCCATGCTTTTTTAATAAAGGGTTAATCTTTTCAAAGATAGTCGGGAGGTCAGCGTATGAATAGCCGTAGCCTTTTGTCCCCTTGTGAATTGTTGGTACTTCTTGCTGAAAATCAGCAATTGCTTTAAATAAATTTTTCATGTTTAAAAGTTTAATTGTTTATGCAAATATAGTTATTTAGAATTGTTACGCAAGTTTTTTAATAGTTTTTTATATTTTTTTGTTAGTTCCTTGATTTCGTCGATAGTCATCTTTAATGGCTCAAGGTCTTTGCGCTCTAACCTGTTAACTCGCTCCTCTCCTATTCTGTTTATTAATTCAATTCGATAGTTTATTAAGTTACCTGAGTAGAAAGTGTTACAGCGTTCGCATTGCTTATGTACGTTGTCTTCGTTAAAGCGAAGCTCAGGGGTACTGCCTACGCTCATGTAGTGTCCCGCGTTCATCTTGCCGTTATACGTTCCGCATGAAATACAGCTTCTATCTTTATCCCTTTCACGTATGTAAGCATTAAAAGAAGCTTGTGCCAGTTTCAAGTAGTCTGAGCGAGTAAGTAGCTTTTCTTTGAGTTCCTTCTTTCTGTCCTTCCATTGCTTCTCCTTTTGTAGTTTCGTGTATTCGTAGCCGCACTTGGTAGAACAAACAACCTGAAGCGGGCGTAATGGCTCAAACTTTTCTTTACATACTTTGCACTTTTTAGCTCTCATAGTTAAAAAAGTCTTTGTTGTGAAACGTGGTTCTGTATTCTCTCAATTGCTTTGTCGTAGTATTCTTTATCGAGTTCGCACGCGGTTAGCTCGAATCCGTAATCGTGGCACGCTATTGCGATGCTTCCGCTTCCTAAATGAGTATCAAGAATTTTATCTCCTTGCTTTGCGTATTTGTCTAAAATCCATTTGTAAAGTGCTACGGGTTTTTGTGTTGGGTGTATGCGTGTTTCTTTGTTTTTCATGTCTTCTTGTAACATTCCGTTCCATCTAAACTTGTATTTTCTTGTAACGTCAGAAAATGAATGATAAGCCAATTCACAATCCGAATAAACACCTGTATTATCCTTGTCCCAAACTATGCGACCCTTACCAAAAATTTTATCGTAATAATTAACACCCCATATAATCTGATTTTTTGAAACCCTAAATAATTCTATCCAGTAATTATCTTTAGGCGCGCCATTTAGTGAATCTAAATTAAAACTTTTATTCACTTTTGCAGCTTTATCGTTTGCAGTTATTTTAAACGTATCTTGATACGGCGGGTCTACTATTGCAAGGTCAAAATAGTTATCAGGATAGCGAGCCATTAAAGCCATGTTGTCCTCGTTTGTGATTTCAATGTTTTCTGTTACTTTCATAATAATTCTTTTACCTCGTTTAGTTGTTTCTTAAGTTCGTCTATCTCCTTATCCTTTTCAAGTAGTAACTTATACTGGTTAAAGTTTTCCCTGTTTGTCTCGGTTAACTGCTTATCTACAGAAACGAGAAAATAATACAACTCAGTTAATCCTTCAATACATTTGTTGTTAGTCTCTATCCATTCATGGCTAGGCTGTTTCTCCTTTACCTTCTCGTTAATTAATTTTAACTGCTCGGCTGCTAGTCTTATAGCCCCTTTGCTTAATACTACATCTATTGCGTAACTCATGGCGTTTTAATTGTTTTCCATATCTCGTGCGGGTCTTCATCTAACCCATTTTCAATATCAAAGTTAATGTTTTTAAATTTGTTTAAGTCCTCCCTCGGCTCGTTAGTTACTATCTTCTGCTGAAAAGCCTGAGGGCGTTTAATTACATCCACCCCGTTAACCGTTAACCCTAAACCGAAGTTATAGTCTAACATAATTGGCTGGTCTTGAAAAGTAGGCTTACCTCCCGTGTCCGTGTCTTTTATTTTTGCTACTTCAATCATAGTAAATCTCCATAACTCAGCGTGTGACGTCAATCGGTGTATAACTACGAAATCGTCTGCTTTATTCGCAAATGCTTTACCTCCTTCAATATCCGACTTGAAAGGTATTCGTACTTGCCCGTTCCACATATGGTCTTTAGGGTAAACAGCTCCTAACCTTCCGCTGGCGCTTGTAGGGTGTGCGTTAATAAATACCGAGTGCTTGCCCTCTTTAGTTACCATCTTTAGCTCGTTCAATACGTCGTAGTTACTAGAATAAGTTAAATCTGTCTTAAGTGAGTTCCAAGGGTCTATAAGTAGCGTATCTCTTCCTGAGTTTAAGTACAGGTCTATTACCTCCCGCGGCTCGTATCGTTTAGTATTGTCGATAAAACTAAAGTGGTTTTCTAGCTTCATCTCCGCTCGTCGTATTTCTTTGTGGCTTAAATCCATAAAGGGCTTATTGCAGTACATCTGTACAAGGTCGCGCATTATCTTACCCGCGCTGTTTTCATCGCAGAATAAACAAAAGCTTAAATCGTGGTTAGTTGCTAGTGCTAGAAAGTACCAAAGTTGAAAATACGTCTTACCTACATTATCATGCCCCAGGAATATGTTTAACTGGTTGTGCTTGTAAACAAAGTTATCATCTAAAGCGCAGCCTAGTTTTAAGCCTTTAGGTATCTTACCGTCGCGGTAGTCCGTCAAAAACTTTGTGCTGTGTCCGTTGTTTAGTATCATGTATTCGTAGCTTTTTTAACGTGTTCTACTAACTTATCTTGAATCGGCTCTTTGTCCTTATTCCATTCCTTGTCGTTCTTTGCCCAAGTTGCTAATCTACGCTTTAAATCAAATACTTTTTCCATCTCAAAGCGCATTTTCTTTCCGTTAACATTACTTTCTGTCCAATAATTGAAAAACCTTTTGCACATATCGTCGCTGTATGTTCCTACAAAATCCTTAACAAGAATACCAAACTCAATCTTTCTATCGTTTAAGGTTTTTAAAGTAGAGGGTTTACCCTCGTCTACTTCTTTGTTTTCTTGTTCTTTGTTTAATTGTTTATCTATACTAACAGTGCTTTGACCTTGCTTTGTACTGTGCTTTTGCAGTGCTTTGTCTAGTGCTTTGGTATCTGCTTTGGTAAAATTTACAATAGCAACTATGTTAGATGAGTATTGATTAACCGACTTTTCTATCATTTCAAGAAAACCCCATTCGACTAAATCGTTAAGTCCTTTTGAGTATGTTCTCCAATTCTTGACGCCTATTGCTTCCATTACCATTTGAGAAGGTAAGCCAAATTTTTGCTTCCATCCTAAACGGTTACAATGTTCGATTGAAAAAAAGTAAATAGATGAGTGGATAGGTTTTATCTTCTCAGGGTTTTCAAATGCGTAATCCCAAAACGCGCGCGACAATTCATAGCTGTTCATTGACTCCATTTTTATTATGACACCAATTTAAAAAAAAGGGGGAAAGGCTGGTGTCGTTACCTTTTACTGGGATGCCTCCGCAAACCCCTTTGCAAATATAAGATTAATATCTTAAACTTATCTTATTTCTTGAACGATAATTATAAATATCTTCAATCAAAGTTTTATATTGGTCACGATTAGCGCAATCAACCATAGCAGTAGGCTGTAATCTTAACTTATGCATAAACTCATTAAAGTCAAATTTATCATTTAATAGCAATCCAATCATAGTACCAACAAAAGAAGTTCGCGTATAATTATGGTAATAAGGTTTAATCATTCTTATTTTATTTGCCCAATCTTGTGCAATTTCAAAATCTTTACCTATCCATGTGCCTTCTTCAAATACTTCTTTTAAATTTTTACTTCTGTCTGTTTTGTATTTAGCAGAAATTGCATTGTGATTACCTCCCGTAACATTAGAACAAAATGCGATACAATCGTTAAAAGTAAAGTCATCATTCTTATCTACAAACTTTCTTAATTTAACGTAAGACTCAATACCCATATCAGCATATCCATTCATAAAATCCTTCTTCGTCCAATTCTTTTGGTTTAGATTTAATGTATGAACCTCTCTTAAGGTGTATCCATTAATCATTATGTAGTAAACAAATGTACCAACTTCTCTAGCAGCAGCTAATCTATGCTGTCCGTCAATAACTTCAAAACTTTCATTTACTATAATAGGGTTGCATTTCATTCCGTACTGCTCAACACTTGCAGACAATCTTCTTATGTGTTGTAAGTTTGGAACTCTGTTCCCGTCAATAGACTTAAAAATAGATAAGTCGTTAGTTCTGTAAACCTTGTTTACTTCTACTCCTTTTTGCACTTGGCTACTGTTGTTCGCCATTGGTGCTGTTTTTGTGTTAAACATTTATTTGTTATTTATTAGTTACTAAAACAAAAAACCCTCGCTAATCCATCAGGCTCTCACTTCTGATTTCATAACGAGGGTTAATTAAAATCCCTTTGTTGCTTATTGTGAGAGCGCAACGTGTACAAATATAATAAATTAATCTAGTTTCAAGTTATATTCGTCTAATAATCTTACTATTTTATACCTACAATTTTCTAAAGCTTCATAAGCTTGCTCTGTTAAGTCGGTATTGTACTTTACTTCCGACCTTATATACTGGTCTAAGTCCCAAAGTGCTAACTTCCATTTGTAGCCGTCTAAGGCTGTTAACGCTTCCTCTGCGTCTTCGTCTTTAAATTCTAGTGTTATTTTCATAAGTCAAATATTGTTGTTTGGTTAATATCTTGCTTTCTTTCTATTCCTAGGTATGTTTCAAAGATAGTTCTTCCCGCTTCGTAGT